TTTACATAATCTTGCCATGGACAATGTTTACCTAGTTTATATCTCATTATAAGTTTGTAATTTAATTTAGTTCGTATTAATCCAAAATTTGTATTTGAAGTTGGCCAATTCGATCTGTCTGTGCCATTTTCTATTTCTAATATCTTTTCTTGTTGTTCGGAAATTCTTTGTAAATTGATAGAATCATTGTTTGATATATAATATGGTGATTTTTTTGTCTTTCTTGTGGTAAAATCCCAAAAACTGAATATTTTATCTTCATGAGTATCAATACATTGTTCTCTAAATTCACCAGAATTGAATGCGATTTTTTTTGTCTTGGAGTTTTTTGGGATTCCTCTTAGACTTTGTCCAGTCCGATTTTGAGCATATTCTTTGTATAAAATATTTTGCATTGGGTGTAATGGATATTTCTTTTTATATTTAGTAATTGGAGAAATAAACTTAGTTTTATCTATATCTACTTCACCTGTAAGAAAACTTATATTGACATCATTAAATAATTGTTTAGTAGTTGTATCATGAATTTTGTCATAATCAAACAATTTGAGAAATTCTAGATGTTTTTCAGTTACGGTTCCTTTCTTAGTTACTTCTCCTGTATTTTTATCATAATCACATAATATAGGAAAAATTCTTTCTAAATCAGTAATAATTCTAAGTCTATCAAGAAATAAATCAACACACATCTTATAATACAGATTTCTAGCATTTATAGCATTTTTCTTCGCTTGTCTATCAGTATCTTTTGGCAGAAATGAGTTTTGTCTAAAACTTCTTTTTTTTGTCTTTGTAACAAAAATTTTTCTAATATAATTATCTAAATCTAAATCTAAATTGTTAGAACTTAGAAGAGGTTCAGTATTTTTTACATTATATTTCCAAATCATGTCAAATACTTCTTTTTGATCCATTAATATTCTCAATGATATACTAACAACTTTTGTATAATCTGTAGAAAAAGTCTCAGGATTTATATAAATACCAGTATCAAAATCACTTGCTTTGAAGTATGCTTTTTCTGCATCTTGGCCAATATAATCCGTTGTTAGTGTCTCAAATACAAGATGCTCAATTTCATCAACCATTTTTGGTTCATTAAACTTAAGTTGTCTTGTTTCGTTACATGTTTTGGCACGATCCCCGTAATTTGTGTCAGTAACCATTTTGGTATTTGTATTATCAGTCGTTCCTGTATGACATTGTATATCAGCAATAAGTGATTCTAACATATATTTTAAACTTAATCCACCTTTAAAAACAAAATAAATTTTTTGATGAGGCAAATACCTGTTATCGTTATTATGTTTTGTAATTGCTTCATTAATTATTCTATATGGTCGCATAACAACTTCTCTAAAATCTGTCAGTTTATCAAGAGAATATGTTTCGTTTTCCCAATGATAGTCGGGACCATCATTAATTCCCTGAAAGGTTGGTTTTGTCTCTATATATGTAATATATTTAGTTCTTTTTCTTTCATATATATGAATTTTTCTCCAAATAGGGTCATCGTGAAGTATTTGACCTGGGAGACTAAGATTAAGAGGTTGCCGCCTACGCTCAGTCACATCCTCACCTCTCATTTTTTTATAATAACTACTGAATAATTCGTGTGATGCGTACATTGCGAATGAATTGATATCTGTAGCTAAATCTTTTCCAGGTTGTGTTGAATTATTGACTGTGTCTTTGTATCTTTTATCGAATACCGTTGATTGTGGTGTGACAATAACATCATCTGGTCCTATATCAGGTTTTTCATTTAATATTTTTTTTATATCAAGTTCTGCTTGGGTTTTTGTAGGTTTTCTTAGTATATTATCTTCTCTTGAATATATGATTGAGCATTTAACTTCATCCCCTCCTTTTTGATTTTTTTTTCTTGAATATTTTGATTTTTTGCCAGTTTTTCTTGAATATTTTGATTTTTTAATAATTTTTGTAATTTTATCTCTTTTCATAATTATTATATATTAATATCAAATATAAAAATATATATATATTTGGGACTGATTTTTATTAATTATAATTTGATAATTTATTTTTCAGTAAGATTACTTGTTATAAAAAGTACCATTCATTAACCATTCATTTTTGTAATTATTTGGATTTGAATAAAGATTAATTCCTCTCTTACTTTCAACAACCGTATAATCAAAAGATTTAATATTTTCATAAAAGCGTTTAAAAGCATCATTATTGAATATTATATCAGATATATGTGGAATTAGAAATTTGAGATGTTTAATTGTTTTCTTTCGATTATCATAATAAGTTGGAATTATACAACAATGTAAAGAGGTATGTTCTTTATCAATAAAACAAAAATGGATATCAAAATTAAATCTATCATTAGTAGAATAAAGATAACCTATAATTAAATTATTCAATTCAGGTAATAAATTACATTTATTTAGTAGAATTTTTTTTACACATTTGGTAGTTGGTTTTGTAATTCTAATAAATGTCCGTCTTGCAAGATGCCAATCTTGTTTTTTAAAATATAAAGAGAATTCGTTAATTCCTAGCATTTTATAATTCTTCGATAATATTATATAAATCCACTATAAATCAATTTTAATAATAAATTTAAAGAAATATTAAAATAGCATTTGCTAAATACATAGTTTTCCATCTAAATGGAAATAGATAATCATCGTGTATTCTCCCAATATAATTGGTAAGAATAACTAAAACACATTTTCCAAAAATGAACACAGTGAGATAAAAGAGAAATATAAATTTGTAATCTAGGGGCATAAAAAATCCAAAAAGAACAAATAGTATAACACCAATAATATGTCAATGAAGATTAAGCAAATAATTAATATAAAGTTAATGAAATATAATAATTTAAGGATTCGATTGATAAATGGTCTGTCGTATTTGTCACGGCGCTCGGCACAATCGTAGAACGTGTCCACATAATTGGGAAATAACTACAACAAGACCAGGTAAATTACGGTGTCGTTGTAGAATAATCTGTAAAGATAAACGAAAACTTCGTATCTTAAAGATTTTTGAAAAGAAAAGGGCTTATAAAAGGCGTAGAAAAAATTCTATAGCTATGTTGAAACGTTCAAAAAAACTAGCATTTAACGAATTAGATCGTATAGAGAATTTAGTTCGTGCGGAAGGTCTTAGTCGTTTTGAAAAAGCTTGGTTTGAAGCATCGGGTGAAAATAGTTTAACTTTTGATTTTGGTTCTATGAAAGAATCAGTAATGAATTCCCGTTTTGGTATAAGAGATATGAATATAATGGAAGATCTTGCTTGGACGGATGGAACACAAACAGTTATAAATAAAACTCTATTATGGACTCAAGCCGATTTAGTAAAAACTTTATTACACGAAGCATTTCATCATACTGTTAAACGAACACGAAGTGGTCCTCCTAATTTGAATGATAATATAGAACATTTAGCAATGGCTTTATTGGGTGATCGTACAGAAAGATGGAATCTGATGTTAGGGTGGTTTGATTGTGTATTAAAAGATTGCCAGAATCCGAAACATAATCACAATTAATTTTATTTTTTATCATAAAATTTATAATATATAATTCTTATGATAATATAAGGATACAGAAATAACGAGTATTGATTTTATTTAATTAGACGAGTTGTATTCTGTGGTTTATCAAAACATTGACCATTTTTACAATAAGGAGTATCTGGTGGACAAGGGTTATATAATTTTCTGTATTTACAACCATAATCAACTGGTTTAGTTGAATTTGTAGGTTTATCAAAACATTGACCATTTTTACAATAAGGGGTATCTGGTGGGCAATTTCTATATTTACATGCCCAATCTGTTCCAACTAGATTATCTGAACATAGTTTTTGTTCAATTTCGTCAAGATATTGACAAAATGTTGAAGTAGTATCTTTACATTCCTGTGATTGAATGATATGTAAGATATCACAAATTTGAGTATAATCTCTTAGATTATCTTGACATAGTTTTTGTTCGATTTCTTCAACATATTGACAAAATGTTGAAGAAGTATCTTTACATTCCTGTGATTGAATCATATGTAAGATATCACAAATTTGAGTATTATCTCTTACATTATCACCGTAAACTGATGTAATAATTGTTAGTAAAATGAGTAGAGTAGTTTTCATATTGTATTTTTTATTACTTATTATTTGGTTTCAATTTTGTTTTTAATTTAAGTTATATCATGAAAATTGGTATTATTTTCGTTATAATAAAACTAAGTTTCCATAAAGTATTATTATATTCCATTACACAATTTAAATGTAATTGTTTTCTTCTTTCTGGAATTTAATTGGAATGTGATTGTATCATTATCATCATTAGTAGTCACTCCAATTGGAATTCGCATATTATTATCATAATAAAATACTAGTTCTTTTTTGAATATAATTTTTGATTCCCGAACGGGTGTAAATATCATTTTAACTTTGAATTTATCTCCAACCCATGTGTGATTTTGGATATATTCATAAATAAGTGTGTCATTTCCTTGAAATCCTCCACAACTACCTGCTTGAGAATATCCAGTAACTAGCCAATCTTCAGGACAACGAGTGATTTCTCGTATCATTAGGTCGATACATACATTAATTTTATGTGTCATTTTAAATTGTTTTACAAATTCTGCTTTGAAATTCAATTTTATAAATTAAAGATTATTTATTTATTATTATATATAATGGTAGTATAACAAATGATAAAATCAACACAAATCGAGTGTCAATTATATGAAAAAAGTTACAAAAAAAGTTATTCAATAAATAATAAATTTTTAAATATTGGTGATAAATGTTCAAATTATATAATATGTGGAAACCGAATTGAGGAAGAGGAAAAGTATGTTTGTTATCTTTGTGCCAATTTTCTGGGTGATATTTCAACATATTGTAATTACTCAAATTTAGTCATTATAAATAGTTATGTGAGTGATTGTAAAAATTGTATACATAAATTTCATATTAGTCAAAATCAATTAGATTTAAATTTAGGAAAAATAAATATAGATAGTGATTCTATAAAATTAATTGGTGGTTATTTATTTGGAAACATTCGAGTTCAATTACCACAATGTAATCATTTTTATTGCAAGAATTGTTTTATAAAATGTTTTTTACAAGAAGAAGAAATCGATTATCCTGAAGGAGAAGAAGAAATTGATTATTCTGAAGAAGAAGGAGATGTGAGTGATTTTGAATGGCCGGAACCTAAAACAAATTGTATTTATTGTCATAGACATTTTGATTTCTAATAAATCGTGTTGCTACGCAACACTAGAGTTTCAGGCACTGCGGATCCTTGTTTTTTATGATATCTAAATCCTAATTATATTAAGGAATTAGAATTGAAATCATTTTTTAATATTAAATCAAAAATTCAATATGAATATTGAGAAAAAGTTTATTACTGAATCTTATAAAGGTGATAATTTAAATGTTACCTTTCAAGATAAGGATAGTTTTGTAGATGATGATAAAACCGATTGGATATTCGACGTCCGTGAAGCGTATATTAGAAAAGTAAAGGTAGGACTATTTGCCATTTGCGAAGTCGTTGATGATTTTAAAGATATAATTAAGAAATGTAAAAAGAATATTTTTCTTTATACAAATTTTAAACAATGGCTTTGGTTAAAAAACACAAACGAATATAATATTGAAGTCGAAGGTGAACGGAAAACTGTTTGGATTTGCAAAGTTTTAGAATTTAAAGATTTTCTTGAAATGATTAAATTTGAGGGTGATTTTTCTAAACAGGCAGAGCAGTTTTTTTATTCATTTGAAGATATTGAAACGGTTCAAATTATTTATGGTCGTTGCGTTCCTTCAATGAAATGGTTAGACGGAGTTAATCGTAGGTATTTGAAACGACATAAATTTACTAAAAATGAAATAGTGGCAATTACAGCGGTTGCTGGTTCAGGTAAAACAACAACCTTACTCGAATTATCTGAAGTACATAAGAAAAAGAAAATTTTGTATTTAGCGTTTAACAAAGCATTAATCTGTGAAATTCGAGGTAAATTATACCATAAGAAGATTCGAAATGTTACTTGTTGTACATTCGATGGTTTGATGCGGGATATTTTTATCAAAAAATCTGGTATTAATTCGGATAATATGAATATTATGGATTTGAAACCTCAAACGATAGGGAGTGTTATTCCTTGGCTTGCGAATAAACCTTGGAGAATGAAGAAGCATTATTGTACTTGGTTTGCGAAATTTTGTAAGCAAGTTGAATATTCATCAATTCATGAATATATTAAAAAAAATTTTGGAAATAAAGAGAAAAAGATGTTAAGTATTTTATGGGAGAAGGTAATTAAAAAACAATTCTTTACATTTGATAGTATTAGAAAAATGGTCGAGGTTAAACATTGGGCTAGAGGTTATCTTGATGACAATTATGATATGGTATTTTTTGATGAAGCTCAAGATTGTGATCCTCTTATGTTGAAAATGCTTTTAAATGATACGACAATTCCTAAAGTATTTGTTGGTGATCCTAGACAAGCGATTTATGAATGGCGTGGTGCGATTAATGCTTTCGAAAAACTTCCAGAAGATACATTTGTTATTGAATTTTATAAGACATTTCGTCTTGGAAATCCTGCGTGTAAGGAGATATGTAATGAATTTGATGATTTATGGATGGTATCTGGTGTGAAACGGAAAACTGATATATATTATGATGCTGAACCTCAAGCAAAATATGTATATTTATTTCGAAGTTGGAAAAGGTTATTAACATCGGCCAGAAATATTGATAAGGTTTGGATTAATAATTTTGATCGTCAAGTTGCTTATATGAAAAAATTACACAATAAGTTAAAGATTTCTAAATTGAGTGAAGAAGAAATGGCTGGATTTGCTGATGATTTACCTTCTTTTTTACTTAAATTAAGTGAAAGAGAATTAAATGATTTAATTTCTGGTATTGAATCTAACTTAGTTAGAAACAAAGACTTAGCGGAATGTATGATGTATACGGTTCATTCGTATAAAGGTTTAGAACATGATATTATTCGTATTTGTGATGATGTTGATATTGAAGATGAAGAAAATATTTATTATGTTGCAGCTACACGAGGTCGAAAGCAAATCATATTCGACGAACCAGAAGTATATTTTGATGAAACGGAACATGTCATTACAGACAGTAAATATAAAAGACAATTTGGAAATTTAGAACAATTTATTAAAGACCATTGAAACGATGAAACGATAAAAACAATGAAACGATAAAAACAATGAAACGATAAAACGATGAAACGGCGAAACGATAAAACGATAAAACGAAAATAATTAAATTTATATATTTTTAGTTTCTATAATATCGCCTAATTCGATACAATACACAGGCTCATCATATTTAACTGTAAGTCCATTTGAATATGTTTCATTAACAGAATTAATAATAGTTGTTTTAATAAATAATGTGGTGAAACGGGGTCGTTTTTTACCATAGCCATTTGTGAATTCGACATAATCATATTCTTTTGGTTGTTTGTAATTGGTTTTAATATCATATAATTTGCCTCTATTTCCTTTTTTAATTTTAGAGCCTTCTTTCATTTTTCTGTATTCTTTATTTTTTTCACCTGTGATCATAACATCAAATGGCTTTTTATTCAAAATTAGTTTTAAAATTTTCATTTATGTTTTTATCTCTTAATAATATATTATTTAATTTTTATGTAGAAAATATTTATAACGCAGTCCCTGTAAAATTTTCTAAAATTTTAACAAAAATAATATTATCAATTGATAATCAATTATAAAGTTAATTCATCAAATAAATTATTAAGATTATTATTTTCATGTATTTCAAGTAGTAATTCAACTAATTCTTTTAATACAATACAATCTTTATAATTGTAAATAGAAATATCTTCTAATATTTTAGCATTTTTAACTGTATTTTCATAAAATTTAATAATTAATGGAATTGTTAGTAATCCATTTATATCATCATACTTTGTTTCAATTAATCCTAAATCATAAAAGTATTTCGATACAGGTTTCAATCCAAAACCATCTCCATTTGTTAGTGGAGCAATTTTTCTGATAACATCTCTTAAATCTAAAAATAATGATTTATGGGATCTAAAATTTTTAAAAAATTCTAATTCATCTGATCTATCTTCATTTCTAATGAAAGCCTTAAAATCATTAATTTCTGCTGGAGCAAAATGTATAATACTATTAATATTTTCTGTTCCAAGTTCAAGAATTAAATCATTAAATCCTTTGTGAACATTAAATATACCATTAGTAGTTAAATTTTCAGCAATAAATTGTTTTCTAAAAACTTCCTTACCATTTTGATATCCAACAACTCCAATCATATAAACACCTGTGATACCATCATAGTATGGAAAGTTTTCAAAATTATTTGTATGATAACTATCAACTGTTTCATTATCAATGAATAATGTAAATTTTTCATTTCTAGTTAATAGTAATTGCTCATAAAATTCTTCCAAGTTAATTTGTGTTGTATAAGATAAATGTGTTTCTTGTGAAATTTTAGTTTTTAATTTTTCTCTACATTCCTTTTTATATTTATTAACATAATTAGGATCAAACATACCATCTTTTATAAATTCTTAATTTTTTGTAAAGTCTTCGATATAATAATCCATATATTTAATAAAATTTGTAGCATTACTGATAATTTTATTAATTTTATTATTTAATTTTACATTATTATGATCATAAAAAGCAATAGCATTAAGAGCATTATTCGATTTATCACCTTTAACGCGAGAACCCCATATCCAACTGTATTGAGATACATTTGGTTGAATTTCTTGTAGCATTTTGTGATAAATATTTAATTGAATAAGGTATTTGAATTTATCTTTTGCTTTACTTAAAGAATAATCTTTTGCTCTTTTAATACTTGAATATTTCATATCAAGTATCATATGAAAATCCCCGTATTTTTTATATTCTCTTTTTAAAGAATCTACTATATTTCTAGGTAAAATATTTCCAAACAAATCTATAAATATACTAATACGCATTAAAATATCAATAAATCCAGTCATTTTTAACTTTTCGCTACATATAAATGCTTCAAAAATGATTGGATATTTTTTCATTTTTTCAATTGTTTCCTTTAGTAGTTTTTGTCTTTCCCCTAATGTTTTTGGATATTGGTGTTGAAAATAATATACATTTTCTTTTCCATATCTATTACATAGAAAGTTATATATTGTATTTTCGTGTTTATGACCTAATTTACCGAATAATTCTTGTAAAAGATTTTGTTTTTCTTTTTGTCGATATTTTGTTCGAATATACAAAGAAACTGGATTATAAGTCGCGTCAATAATTTTACTTGCACTATTCATTTTAATATAATAGTTTATTTTATTGTAATTTAACTAAACAATGAAATAATCGATTTTAGATAAGAGAAATAGTAAAAAAATTGATTTAATTTTATAATAATATTATAATATAATGTCAAAGAAAACAGGTAAAAAGAGAACAAAACTAAATCAATATGACCAATATTATACAAAAGAAGATGTTGCATATAAATGTCTTGATAATATGAATATTGATGATATTAATACTTTTGACATAGTAATTGAACCATCAGCAGGAACTAGTAATTTTATTTATGCTTTTAAAAAAAAGTTTCCAGACTATGAAGGAAAATTATTAGCATATGATATTGATCCTAAAACGGAAAATATCAAAAAACAAGATTATTTAAAGTTAGATATAACCGAATTTAAAGATAAAAAAGTATTAGTTTTTGGAAATCCACCTTTTGGACAAAATTCTACATTAGCAAAAAAATTTATAAAAAAATCTTGCGAATATGCTACTGTAATTGCTTTTATATTAAGTTCATCTTTTAAAAAAGAAAGTATGAATAAAGTTTTTGATTCTTATTTCTGGCTAATTCAAGAAGTTGAAATAGAAGAAAATGCTTTTATTGTTGATGATAAAAGTCATAATGTAGATTGTATTTTTCAAGTATGGGAGAAAAGAGATAAAAAGAGAAAACCAAAAGTTAAAAAGAGAATTAATTCAACTAAATTTAAATATGTTAAGGCAGATGAGAAACCAGATTTTTCATTTAGAAGAGTTGGTGCTAAAGCAGGAACTGCTTCATTAGATTTAACAGTATCAGCACAGAGTAATCATTTTATAAAATTAAATAAACCAGTTGATAATATAAATGAATTAATAGCCAAGATAAATAAAATAGATTTAGGTTTAACTAAGAAAAAAGGAACATATCCATCCTTACCAAAAGGACAAATAACCGAACAATTAGAAGAATTACTATGATTAAAGATAATAATTAATGTGTTAAAATTGAAGTTTATTTAAATATATTAAATAATATAAATGACTAAGAAAACTTGTCCAGTTTGTCAAAAGACATTTACAAATTTAAAAAGACATCTTGCACGGAGATATAAATGTAAACCACCAAAAGAAATATCTAAAGAAATATCTGAAGAAAAATATATGATTATGTCGAATTCACTAATGGTTATGGTAAAGAACGACCAAGTTTTACTGCGTTATTTATTAAAACATCTATTATTAATTCTGTTAATGAAACTTATTCGAATGGTCTTACAGTTAAATATGACGAACCTGTTTATTGTATCGAATTAGGCGATATCGTAGAAACTAAAAATAAAAATTAAAATCGATTTACAGGTATTCTACGTCATAGTGAAAAAATCTAAAGACTAGAATATTCTTATTGATAAATCGCACACTTTTAGTTTACGCATTGATATCTTTCGCAGGAGAGCCTGTATAGATGTCTTCCACACCACCGAGTCGACGAGGTCGCCCCGCACATTTCAGAGGAGGAGTTTGTGGCATTTTCGAGCGCCGGAGCAACTGTGATGAATGTGGCCGTAGTGGTTTTTCAACGCGGAGTAGAAGGGGTCACCTCCATTTGGTCACCCGAGATGAAGAAGGTTTAAATAGGAGGAGTTTGTGGCATTGTTGTAACACGTCCAGAAACCACTGTTGTTTTGATTGTTCAATTCGTTTATACCAGACGAATTGGTCATGTCCTTACTGCGACGCGGATTATAAACGTGGTTTCATACACCTTTATGGAGAAGCTGGAGGAAATGGATGGGGGGGGTTTGCCCCACAAGATCCTTCAATTCATGGACCTCTATGGAGAACTACGGAATAATGGTTATTGGTTGTTTGGACAACACTAACCTATTTACAACAACTATTTTGACTTTTTTTAATGTATGAACAGTTATTAACGATGTTGTATAATTGTTTATTTTTTTACTACCAGGTGTTCTTTAACACCATGTATTATAGAATAAAATAAAACCAGTCCCATAGTTAATTATAATATTTGTTTATTATAATACCGTTACATTAACCTTTCTCAACATTTATCAAAGGATAAATGACAAGCGGTCTTATGACTCGTAACCAGCCAGTTCTTTTAACAGAATATTTCTTGCACCATTTGTATCTCTATC